ATTATATTGTTGAGAAGCATAATCATTGTCGTCTGTATCTTTAAATGTTATTTGTTTGTACAGCGATAATGGTGATACTTCTATTTTTTGACTTGTATCAATAAATTTATTAAAATCTTGTCGTATACCTTTTTTATACCACGTATCAAATGTTTCAACAATCATTTGATTTCCTACAGTATATGAAGGATATATTATTAAATTATATTTTTTCTGTATACCTTTAATAAAATCTATTAAAAAGATTCCATTAGTATTATAAGGCATATTAAATGGTATATCAACTACACGATTATCTGCAGCTTGTTGTACCTGAGTTATTTTAAATGTTGATGCTTCAGCAGCTGATACTATTGGATTTAACTGTACATTAAATAAAGCACCAGGATATGTTGGATATGATTTAACATTTATAGTATATGAACCTGATGGTAGTACTGGTGTCGCAAAAGTAACAACATCATTTCTAACTACTGAATATGTTGAGTAAACATTATATCCACTACCTTGTTGTAATTGTAAGTTATATGCTGATAATTTAGTTTCATATTGTACACTACCAGTTTTAAATACTACTGAAAATTGTGGTATTGATAATGGAGTAAATGAAGCTGAATAACGTAAATTAATTTCTCCTTTTAATGAGCTAGAAAAGTTATTTTGATATGAACTAGATATTGGTACAAACGCATTTGTATAATCATATTCTTCAGCATCTGAAGGAAATAATACTACACTAGCACTTGGTAAATTTACATTATAATAACTAGCATTAGTAGAACCAACAATTAATTTACCTTGACCTAAATTTTCAATATCGGCATTAGGAAATTTTATTGTTTTACCTTCCTTATTTAGAATCATGTACAATTTATCTAAATGAGGTTCATCCCAAAACGATCCAGTATAAGTGTATCCTAATTTAGCAAATACAGCATCCCATACTTTTTTAATTTTAATAGCGGGTTTAAAATCCTGTACAGATAAAGAACCAGATGGTTCATCTATACCTTGATTTATGTTTGCTGAATAGTACATTTTCTGACCATATTCAGCTAATGGATAAACTATATCACCTGAAAATAATCCATTCGACCAACTAGAAGTAATTGCTGTTAATGAAGCTGTATGATTATATTGTGATAATGAATCCAGATCATTCAACGTGTATAAGCGGGAATTAACGGCGAAATCTGAAATTGAACCATATAACGTGACTAAATAAGAGTCAACGTATTTACCCTGGTATAGATTAACTCTATCTAATTTAATAAATCCGTCTGCAATGAAAATACCATCAAAATCTAAGCGTGCTTCAATTACTTGATTAGTATTGAATATATCGGGTGAATAAACTGATATATCATAATATTGTTCAAAAAAATCATTATTTATCCTCGTTCCAGGTAATGATATTTGCTGTGTAAATACACCAGGTATTTCACCAATATCGGATATTTTAAGTATGTTGTTATTAACTTTAATGCTTTCATCCTCAAATGTATCTAAAACTACTTGAGCTGAACCTGTTCCTGCAATTAATCTTCCTTTATAACTTAATGTTGACGATATAGGCATTATAAAATTAACTTATAATTATTTTTTCTAAATTGGAATGTATATTGAATTAATTTATCTACAACTCCTGTCTTTAATTGTACTGAGTTAGTTACGATTTCTAATGGTACAAATGTTGCTGTTCCTCCTGAAGGAAGATCCTGATAGTACAAATAAATTTCATCAGATACAATTAATTGTTTAATTATTTCATTATATTGTTCTGGTAAGTATTCTGTATTTAATGTTAATATTTCGAATGCATCTGAAATATATTTTGTATTCTGACTTGATAATGAATCATATTCAAGAGCTTGTCTATTCCAATCACCTAATTGAGGTCTATATGATTTAGATTCACCTTGAACAGTTTCTGTAGAAACTAAATTCATATTTAACCATTCTCTTGCACCATATCTATTTTTAAATAATATACGTTGAGATGGATACTTTGTAGGACAACTAATTACAAAATTCATTGATAAACTTCCTGAAGAAATTTTATATGATTCTAAAGAAGCTGTAGGTAATGGAAAAAGTGGAGAACTTCCTGGGAAAGAATATTGGAAAAGATTAACTCCAGAACTTGAATTTGCTAAACCAATATATGTTACTACAGACGATGTTGTGCTTGTATTAGCATATGTGCCTGTAAATGTCCAGTATTGTGTTGAAGTACCTGCAGGTCCAGCATAAAGATTAGTATCTCCATAGTCTGTTATTAATGTACTTTGAGTTACATTAACTGAATCAGTTAAAAGTGGAAATGAAGATGTAGTTTGATTTAATGATTTATTAAAATCTCTAAAACTATTACCTTCTGACAAATAATAACCATCATAAGTCATATAAGGTACAGAACCAGTAGTTGATACAGATAAAGTTGAACCTGAAATTATTGTTGAACCACTATTGTAAACATAGTTAAAATTAACTTTATAATATATAAACTTATTATCAACAGGTACTATAAGATTAGCTCTAGCTGTAGCAAAACCACCAACTAAGAATCGTGATATATCAAATATACCTGAACCTGTTGCGTTAGGATATTTTCTTAAAGTATAATTTGGTGTTGAACCAGACTGATTAATAGATCCAGACCATGTGAATATGTCGGCTGTATATTGAAACGAAGAAGACGTATATATTAATGTATTATCTTTTACCGAAAACACAATTGGTGATTGAGCAGGTACTAAAGCTCCTGGTTGTTGTTTTAATTCTAAAGCCATTATTTATAAAATTCGTATACAGTATTATAACACATTATATAATCTCTATAGTATGTGCAAAAAAAGCGCATTACCCACAGCGATATTACATTATTAATCCTTATATACTATATTTATGGAATGTAAATTGTAATCGCGGGGTAATGCGCTTATTTCGATTTTTTAAAATCCATAACTACAGTTTTAGCTATTTCTTTAGCTAATTGTTTTGATAATCCTACTTTTTGTTGTTTGATTGCTGCTTTCATAAATGGAGTAGGTCTAATACCTTTTTCTCCAATTGAACGAGCTATTACATAAGCTAAGGAACGTTTTGATGTTCCTTTATCTGGAGTAATTCCACGTTGTTCAATCCACTGTAATATTGGTTTAGTTGGTGGTTGTCTATCTCCTGGACGTCTACCTGATTCAACATATACACCGTATTGTAAATAGAAAAAACGTATATTTCCTTTTGGTGTTATATTAAAACGAATTGAATCGCGTAATGCACCTGTATTTATTTTTCCAAAACGTAATAAATTTGCTTTTGCTGTATTAACTACTTTAATACACCATTGTTGCTTTAATTTATATAATGCTTGCGATATTGCCATTATGGATTAACCGTTGAGTTGATAGCACAAATGTTTCCATCATAAGGCACTTCAACATCAAATATGGCTACCCATCCAGCTAATAAATTTGAAAAGCGATCTTCAAATGGAGTTAAAATAGCATCACCTAATATTTCATAATTGAAAGCATCTGGATTTCTGCGTAAATAAGATATAATATCAGCTAATGATAAAAGCGTATCATTATGCACGTCTACTATGTTTGACACTCCCTTATAATCTTTAAATAGGTCGTTGCCTGTACCCGTAGATCTACCGTTTATTTCATTAACTCTATCAGCCATTAGTAATGACAAATTATAAGTCATTTTACTTTCTGAAACAGTTATATTATTTACAATTAAATTACATAACGGAAATAATGTGCCTTTTAAATCATCAATATTGAATATATCCTCTAATGAAAATGATTCAACACGGGGATGATCTTCACATAATGTATTTATATACGCTGTAAATTCGTAATAATTCATTTATTTTCTTTTTTAGAAACGTATACTTTAAGCTTAATTATATTCGATTGCTTAGGAGTATATGCTTTAGGCTTATTTGATTTTTTTACAATACCCATCCTCTATTATATTGTTGTCCTTTATTTGGATAAACGTTATCTGAATATCCATTAGTAGCAGTATACTGTGGATATAAAGCATTTTGTGCAACTAGATATGATACCAATCGTTCAGCATAAAATGATGCTGTTTGTAATTCTTTCTGTAATAAAAAGTCTAAATCATTTTTAGTTGATGGTGAACCTTGTTCTGAATTATTATTTCTAACTACTGATCCATTAGCAAACGTATAAGCCATATAGGGCAATGCTTCAACCATTGAATAATGTACTAATGTATCTGTAATATAATCATCTAATAATGTTTGATACACACCAGTAACTGTACCTGCAGCGATTTGAGCTTGTAAATACTCATATAAAACAGTACCTAATAAAATTAGCATATTTTTATCTTGTGCTATTTTAATAAATGGTACGATCTTATCAGGATCAATATTTGCACCAAGTGGTGTACGTTTAACTATATCGTTACGAGAACAAAAAAGTATATTCTTAGACATTTGTATCTGGGTTTGTATTAGGATTATCTACTAGATCACTAACATTAGAATCATTCATTGCTTGATCTTCTATCATATCGTCTGCCGCATAAGTTGAACCTGTTTGTTCTACCATATCTGCTTTAATAGTAAATGGTATTAATGGTTCAATAAACATTGCGTCTAAATCTTCTTGACTGAAATTATTATAAAATAGTATTTCTTTTAATGCTTTGATAAAATCACGTTGCATAGGTTGAATAACCATTGTATTGAATATATCATAAGATGTTTTTAGTTCTTCAGAATTTGATGAAAAACCAGATGCATCTTTAATACCTAACAATAATGGTGATGTTAATTTATGAGCAAGCATAATTTTCTGCATTGCTTCCTCAGATAAGAAACGATATTGCTCATGCAAGTTTTCAGATCTAATAGTTTCAATTGATGTTTTCTGATCTGCGTTCTCATTAAAAGACAAAATAAACTTACCAGCATTTGTTGTTCCTGAATATTTCTCTTTAATTGCTTGTTCAACCATATATTGTTCTTCTTCTGCAGGCACGCCTGAATTAAAGTTAATAATAGTTGATGGCAAGAAATTATTTAAGATGTTGTTGATGTGTAAATTAGCAATTTCTTCTTCTACAGCACAATATTGGATTGCAGAATAGTAATCAGGTATTCCATAATAGAACTTACCCGGAGATACGCGTTTAAAATAAAGTACTTGACAGTTATTAGCATATTCTTTTTGACCAAATGATGGGATATATGATGGTTTAATGCGAGCATTTTCCCAATCTGATGAGTAATAATAACCTTCAACTACACCATCTTCATTACATTTACTTGCTCTTAATGTATTAACTGGTAAATGATAAAATGCTTTAATTTGTTTGCCTGCAAATTCTACTGATATTGATGCATTACCGAATAATTTATAATCAAATAATATTTTCTGTAATTCGTCTTCTGTAGTTAATTTATAGAATTCGTCTTGAACTATTGGCTTATCTTTAAATTTAACTCCTTTACCATTCAATAGATTAACAATACCGTCCATTACGGCATTATTAGTTTGAGATGTTTCGTAACGTTTTATTAGAGTATCGAAGAAATCATTCTGATAATCAATACCATAATTGACCCATTCTTTTTTAGCTAACGAGGATTCAGATATAACTGGTAATGTATAACCACCTGATAATGCTACTACTCTAATATTATTTTTATGTTTTTCCATTTTTAGAAAATTATGTATTCTGTTAAACTACCAGTATATGATGTAAATGGTTCTGCAGTTATAATATCTGCTGATGCTGTTGTTCTCATTATTTCACCTAAATACAATGATGAACTTATTGAACCAGTAGTTTGAAATATTTTTATTGAATGAATTGTATCGTATGCTATTGATGCTGATGCCCTAACATTCAAATAACCATTAAAATCATAACTAGCAGTTACGTTAGTTATACTAGTTAGTACATTAGTATCTTCATTAACTAATTCTAATTTCCATCTGGATGAACTATATGAAGCACTTGGTGCTGTACGTATCTTAAATAAGGGGCTGCTTCCGCTAACTATTATCATAGTATTATAACACTATATTTGAATTTTATTTTATAGACAAAAAAAGGACCGCTATTGCGGTCCTCTTAAGTAGTAATTTCTAAAAACTAAGCAGATGTTCCTTGAACAACTGTTACTCCTGGAATTGCAGCAAATGGATTTGCAGCAGTAGATCCTGACAAGAAGTTTGCTGGTAATTTTTCGTTACCTGTAAATGTAGCTGTGTAACCAACTAAATCTCCGTATGCTTGACCTGAAGCAATTGTACCAGCTGTCATGTCGCATCCTTCTAGTAATCCAGCTAAAAACGCTTCACCGTTTCTAGTATGAACAACTATTTTAGGACGACCATAAGCCATCAATTTGAATTCTTTGGTCGCTGTAGCGTCTAAACGTTTAATCTGAATGTTTAATCCTTGTGAGAAGAACGTAGTTCCGTTATCACGAGATGTATTAACTGTTTCAGTATAACTGTTAGCGCCTTTTAGTTCGTATTTGTAGACAACTGAACCTGAAGGGAATGCTGTAATTTCTGAATTAGCGTTTTGTGTAAAACTACCTGTGTTGTAGTTCATAAAATAAATCGCTTGCAATCCAGCAATACTATCCTTACATTGTTCAACTCTACCTAATGATATATCGCAAGGCATATTAATATTGATTTATAAAGTTTTTAAATAAGGGGACTGAACAATTCAGCCCCCATTTTACTAATTATTTACCGTAGTAAACGATGTCACCTGCAATACCGATTTGAACACCAGCAGTGTAACGCATAATCACACGTACATTTTGTGAACCGTCGATATCAGACATATCAATTAACTTAACTTCGTTAGAATCATTCAATAAACCTGTTCCGAAGAATAAGTTTGATTTCTGAGCAGCGATGATAGTATTGTTAGCTAAACCTGGAGATAATTTCAATGGAATACCTTCAAAATCTAATGGTTTTTCACCGATAAATCCTTGGTTCAAATAACCGTTTGATTGAGCTGATAATGCATTTTGGTATGCTTTAGCTACGTTTGTAGGAATGTAGATATATAAATCTTCTTTTCCGTAAACTGTGTTAGGGATAGCATCCACAACACGTTGTAATTCAGCAATAACGTTAGATCCAGTTACTGTAGCAGCACCTACTACTTGAACAGCTCCTGTAGCTGAACCAGAAACTAATGATTGGAATCCTGCAAATTGTCCTTGAGCTGAAGCTGAACCAGACCAAATTGATTTTTCGATTTGCTGAGCTACTTGTCCAGCTACTTCTCCGATTAAGAAATCAGTAAAGTTAGCAGGTAAGTTGTCATAAACTGAAACACCCATTTCGATAGCTTCCCAGTCAGAACGGAAATCTTTCTTACAAAGTTCTATGTTAACTTGGAATTCATCTGGTTGAATGATTTTTTCAGCTAATGTAATTGATGAAGTTGCAGTAAAGTCGCAAGTTGCATCATAAATCATATTAGTATTAGAGAATGTTTTGACAACATCTTTATACTTAATATTTGGTTTAATAGTGATTTGTTCCTTATCTAATGTAGGAGCCGATAACAACGCTGCAGCGATATATTTTCCTGAGAATTGACCGGCGTAGGTTGAGGTAATACTGGTTGAAGTTGCCATTTCTTATTTTTTAATTTAAAATTTTTAATTAAGCGTTTAAACGAGCGAAAACTCTAGACTTAACATCTGTTCTCTTAGATTGTGGAGATGACAAATTAATGCGTTTCTCTTCAACTGGAGCACCTGAGAATGGTTTAGACATTTTTTGTTCCATTTTGCCTAATTCATCACCCATTGGTTCGTCCATAATCTTCTTATTTTCTACAATGTCATTAATTTCATTATCTTTAGCATTACGCTCATCGATAATTGCTTGTAATTCATCTACTTTCTTCTTCAAATCGTCTCTCTCTGAACGTAGAGCTTCTAATTCTGTAGAATCAATAGTAACCTCTGCCAATTCAACAACTGGAGCAGATTCTGTGTGCGTTTCAGTAGCTTCTAATCCTAGAACTACTTTGATTTTTTCAATTATTTCCTGACTATTCATTTTAAAATTTATGGGTTAAGTCTTATGTGTATATAACATGTCTGAATGTTTTTATTCGAGATGTGGTTATCAGAACTGTCTCCGATATATTCAAACGTTGTTGTTGTTTAGAGGTATGTTTGACCAGACGAGTGGGAATTAGAAACGTGAAAGGCGGTTATACGTCTGCAAACGTTTGCAAACGTCGATAAGTTAGGTTGGTCGAGTGGTTAGACGATAGTCTGCAAAACTATTTACACTGGTTCGAACCCAGTACTTAACTCAACAAACATTATTAAATAAAGGTTACAATTTGTCTACTCAGGCTCCATGATTGTTTGGAATAGAGAAAACCCGTAATTATAGCGGGTTTCTTTATTTAAAATTTAGGTACACATAATATGATTGTATTAATATAGCTGAAAATATCCAGGCTAATATTATTTTATACAACCATTCAAATACTTTCACTTTACTTTTTTACAAGTTTACGATAACCTTTTGTTTTGATTAAATCAACTGTTAATTGTTGATAACAAATAGCAGCGGCTTGATCTTGTGGTTTTCCATCGTTTCCTACTAATTCTTTAATACAGCGAGCAATAAATTCTTGTTCTTGTTCGCCTGATTCTAATTGTGGTATTGGCATAATTATTTTTATTTAATATCCGAATCTAGCTCTACTTCCGCTATAATAAGTTTGAATTTCAGCATTTGTTAAAGCAGTGTTATAAAATTGAATTTGTGCTATTCTTCCATTCCACGGTGATGATCCATCTAATCTAGCACCTATTCTTACATTTGAAGTATTTGGTGCAAATGCAGTACTACCAAATGTACCATCTATTGCTACGCTAACTCCATTTTTATATCCTACGGAAGAATATGCAGAACCAGAAACAAAAGTATTAACAAATATCGTATTATACCATGTGTTTAGACTTGTTGATCCAGCATAATCTACAACAGGAAAATCTAATCCACCGTCATTTTTAGTTGTTCCCATTGTTTGGTCATCTCCACTAAAAGCTGTTCTAAGTTCATAATTACCAGGATAATTACTTGGTTGTCCACTAGTTGGACCTTTAATTATTTGTATACGATCATCATTTACTGATTTATACCACCATAATATAATTGTATTACTTTGATATTGTGGGATATTAAATGCTGAATTATGATTAAAATCTATTCTTTGACTTGTCCCATTAAATTGAAAATATCCAGTAGTACTATTGTATGTTGGAGAATTTGTAATAGTACCTGTTATTCCAGTTACTAATTCTGTTACTGTAGTGCCTGTTCCTGGGTAACTTAATCCTGAGGCAAAATCAATATTAAAAAACGGAGTAGGTCCAACAGGTCCAGGAGGTACTGAAGATACTACTGTATTTTGAAATGCAAATGGAGCAAATATCATATTATTCTAATTCAGAAGTAGTATAGAATATTTCAACCCAATTAATTTGTTCTTCATCCCACATGTGATATCCATCTAATGGTTTTGCTACTGGAGCATTCCATACTAATGTATCTTGATCTAATATCCAAGATGGAAATGGTTGAGGTGCATAAAACTGATTTCTATCAGAATTATAAATCCATCCCATTCCAACATTTTCTATTTCAATCCATTTTGTAGGATCACCTACAGCGCCTGACTGAATAAAATCATTATCGGCTACAATAACATTTGTTACTGTATTTAATTCGTTTATATTTACCCAATTCCCCATTTTTATGCTTGATATCGATATTTAATAATTACAACTCCTGAGCCACCTGCTCCTCCTAATCCACCATCCCAGCCGCCTCCGCCGCCACCGCCGCCAAGATTTGCAGATCCAGTTACACCAGCACCACCAGAATTAGTCCTACCTGCTCCACCACCTCCAGTGCCACCAGTACTTGTGTAGTTATCAGTACGATAACCTCCACCACCACCGCCACCAGCGTAAACAATACTAGTTCCTGTAATAGTAAATGCTGTACCATTACCACCGTTTCCAGGTAATCCGCTGTTTTGACCTGATGTTCCTGTTGAATCACTTCCAGCACTTGAATTACCTCCACCACCAGCACCTTGACCTGGCCAGTTACTTCTACCATTTCCTCCACTAGTTCCTTGTCCTGCAGTACCAGCAGCAGTACCTACAGCACCACTAGCACCACCACCACCTGAACTACCGCTATTACCAAGTTGTTGAGCAAATCCTCCTCGTCCACCACCTAAAGAAACAATATTATTAAATGATGAATTACCTCCATTTGAACCAAAAGCATCACCCGCAACACCAGGACCACCAGCACCTACAACTATAGAATATGTAGAAGAAGATACAGCCATACTAGCAGAGGTTTGAATTCCACCTCCACCACCACCACCACCGTGTCCATTACCACCAGCACCACCACCACCAATAACTAATGTTTCAACATAATTACTAGCAGTTAATGCTCCTGCCACCACTGTAAAGTTAGCAGATGAAGTAAATGTATGTATTTTATAACTACCACTAGTAGTTATAGTACCACCAGTAGCAACTATGTAATCACTAGGTCCAGGTCCAAATTCAAAATTTCTAATACTAGCTAAATATAAAGAACTAGAATCAAATGATATAAATGTAAGTATATCTTCAGCTAAACTTGCTGTAGTTGCTGTATATGAAGAACCAGATGCTTGTCCAACATAATAAGGTAAAGTTAAAGTTCCTGATCCTACTGCTGGTTGTTTTACTTTTAAATTAACTGTTTGTCCTGGTTTAATATTTGATGCTGAAATAGCTGTATCGGATCCAGATACTAAATTTAATGTAAAGAAATTACCATTATTCAAATCTAATGATGCTACACTTGCAGAAATTGATAATGTTGTAACATTACCATTAACTGAACCTGTTATTGTTTGTGAATTTTTAAATATATTAGATTCACAGGATATGCGTTCAAAGTGGTTTGTAA